GCAAAAAACCCGTAATTTTTAAAAAAAGATAAATATTTACATGAAGCTTATATAGCTCATTAAATTAAGGAGATTTAAAAATGGCAACAGTAACACGCACAAACGGCGCTTCTGAAAATTTTGGCGCATTCGGTCGTACAGTACAAGTTTTATCTTGTGCCGCTACAAACATGTCTCAAGCTCAAATCGAAGTTTTGATTCAGTCTTTGCAAACAACTAACACAGTTTCTGGTATCAGCGAATTTACAGCTGGCACAACAGACACTCTATACGTTGCAGTTGAAGGCCCAACAGTAGCTGACGCTACAATTGGTGCATTCACAGTTACAACAGCAATGACATTTGTAACTAAGTAATTAGTTATTTAGATACACAAAAGGCCCTAGTTTATCTAGGGCTTTTTTTATGACCATAAGTAATAGTATGGCAACAGAGTTTTTCACAGTCTACAGTTTAGTTGATATTACTGCTACAGGAGTTACTAGACTCACAGCAGACAACGAGCATGATAGAAATCAACAGCGTAATTGGGAAACTGTGTTGCAAGTTATTAGTATGAAAGCACAGCCTGTACACGTAGAAGGCCCTGTTTGTACAGAACTAGATGTAGGGTATTTAAACTTTGGTGATATGTTTGAAGGTCATCATAAAGTATGGGTAGCTTGTATAGGTGTTGAACATGCTGATGTATATTTAGAAGATGAAGATCCTGTTGCAGGATTGAAAACAGATTTTGCCCAAGTACCTGTTGTTGCAGGATTGGACGAGACTGCACGTTTTTTATTGCCAATATTTTACACTCACGGTACAATAAAAAACATATACTTTAAACCTGGCCAAATTGATGTAAATAGTATATGATGCTATCAGGCACAATTATAGGCACAACACAGGCATAATATAGGCAACAGTATCAACGCATCGCTTATTAATGAGAAAAAGCGGAGACATAACATGTCCACAAAAGAATTTGAAAAGACGAGCCTAGACGCCCACGTAGAATTATGTGCGGAAAGGTATGGGCAATTGGATAAACGACTAGGTAACTTAGAGGAACGTACCGCTAAGATTGAATCGTTAGTCACAGAGATCAAAGAAACAATCTCTGAGTCATCACATGGACAAAGTAAACAGTTGATTACTATTGGTACAACTGTAATCGGTGTGTTGCTCACAGCAGTTATTGGATTGTTGACCCACTTAATTTTAAAATGAAAATCGTAGAACTAATCAATCGAGTACAGTTATCTATTAGCAACGAAGAAGCTGATGTTCTGGGCAAGTTTAATGAAAGCTCAGAACTACACAGGGCCGACTTCACACCACGAGAGCTACACGTGGCAAATCAATTAGTCAACAAAGATGTTTTGTTGAGAAGGAATCAAAATGGCCGTATCACATACAAAAAGAAAATCCCAGAATAAAAAGAAAGCAGTTACTAGCTCACAAGTAGAAACAGTTGCAGACCTAGTAACCGGTTACATCAAGCATTGGACACGACAAGAAGCTGATCGTTTATTAAAGACAGAAAATACTCCTTTAATTGTCCCAACTAAAACCGGATGGAAAATTGGCCGGTACGAAATAATTACACAATCGCAGGGCTACTGGACTGTAGTTGATGCGAATAAAGAAAACCCCATAGATTTTGCAGAAAAACGTAGTGCATTGTTATACTGCATTAGTCACCAAACCAAGAGATATAGTTTAGCCCAGGATGTATTGCTTAAAGATCAACAATATGCTAAACTAAACACAGATTTTATCTACTACGAGTACTGTATTAGACGTGCATTAAAACGTGGGGATATGTTTTCTGTGGATTCGCTTAGAGCACGTAGCGATGATACAAAGCACAAATTGGAACTAGCTAAAAATGATTTACAAAAAACTTTAAATCAGGCTAAATATATTAAAATCTGGGACAACCTAAAATGAAATTAACAGAAATGAACTCTAAGCCAACAAGCACAAAACTAAACAAAGTTATGGAAAGCCGCTTTGGTTTTGCCGTTGACTACGAAAACCTAACAATGCCTAAAGCATACAAGCTAGCGACCTCTATTACAGAGAGCTTGTCTAGTATTAGACGCACACACGGCATCCACGTTGCTGAAAAGAACCCTAAGTACATGGAAATGTTCATGGTTCGCGAAAGCCTACATCGTTGGATGGTTGAAAACCAAGGACGTTTCTTGGCTGAAAGCGAAATGGCTAAATCAGAAGCTATTCTTGCCGCTAAGGATATGGTTGACAGCATCCAGGATATGTTGGAAAAAATCAGCAAAATGCAAAACGAACAGTTACCTGCATTGTTGGATACTATCCGTGACCAATTAGGCACAGAACAAGCTGAAGGATTTAAAGGTTCAGTAAGTCCATTGCTACAACAGTTAGCACAAACTCTACAACAAGGTCGCGAAACTGCCGACAATGCCGCTCGCACACTAGCTGGCGAAGGTGGCAGTGACATGAGCATGGGTACTGACTTGGGTGCTGGTGCTGATCTAGGTGCTGAAGTTCCTGCTCCAGAAATGGGTGCTGATGAATTTGCTGGTACAGATGCTGCCGCAGGTGGCGAAGAAGAACTAGGTAGAGAGAAGCGTTAATGCGTCTTAACGAGTTCAGCGGCGCCTACGAAGACATTATCGAAGATGATGCAGACTCACGCGGTGATGCTAATTTAATCACCGCACTAGAGTTTCTACGTAGTCGTGGCCAACAAAAACACCTAGTACCAAAAGTTCGTGTTGACAGTTTAATACAAATGGTTCAGAATACTGGACATAAAGAATTTAACTTCGAAGCACTACAGGGTGCTTTTAAAACCAACGATACAGTAAAAGGCTTAGTCAAGGATATTAAAGACGACGCTAATGGTGTTAAGTATGTTTACTTAACTGGATTTGACGACAGTGAAGAAGAGTCGTTAGGTACTGACGCACCAAAAACAGCACCAGAAAAAACTGTAGCCGGAATGGCAAATCGAGCACTAGACAAACGTAGTTAAAGAAGTTATAATAACCCAAAAGGGGCATATTATGGCTTATTCCAACAAAGTAATTGATCACTATGAGAACCCACGTAATGTGGGTTCCTTCGCTAAAGACGATCCAGATGTAGGCACTGGCATGGTCGGTGCTCCTGCTTGCGGTGACGTAATGAAACTGCAAATCAAAGTAGAAAATGGAATCATCACAGATGCAAAATTCAAAACATACGGATGCGGTTCAGCAATCGCAAGTTCAAGCCTCGTCACAGAATGGCTCAAAGGACAAACTCTTGACCAGGCGTCAGCTATTAAAAACAGCGACATCGCCGAGGAGTTGGCTCTTCCACCTGTTAAAATCCATTGCAGTATCCTCGCAGAAGACGCAGTAAAAGCCGCAGTAGAGGACTATAAGAAAAAGCACGATGTGTAATTGTTTAGTCTATGTATTGTGGATGCGTTTTCGTTGGGGTGGTAAAATACACTTTCACAAAAGTCGAACTTGGGCAGGATTTCATGTTATATGGACCAGTCCCAATGGCAGTCAATGGGAATACACCTTAGCAAAACCCAAACGTCAACCTTGGTGGTATGTGCCACTGTGTTACAAAGGAGTAGTTAAAAGAATTATATGATTACAATAACTGAATCTGCTAAAGAAAAAATACAAGATTTATTAATTGAAGAAAACAAGCCCGGCCTTAAAGTTCGTGCATTTGTACAAGGTGGCGGTTGTTCGGGTTTTCAATACGGCTTTACTTTTGACGAAGAACAAAACGAAGACGACTTTGAATTTGACGGTGTGCTGATTGATTCAATGAGCATGCAATACTTAACTGGTGCTACAATCGACTATCGCGACGAAATACACGGTAGTCAATTTGTTATCAGTAATCCTAATGCACAAACTACTTGCGGTTGCGGTAGTAGCTTTAGCGTATGATTACACTAACACCTGCCGCAATAGCACAAGTTAAACGACTATTGTCCAAACGTGGCAAAGGTGTTGGCATTCGTTTAGGTGTTAGAACCACGGGTTGTAGTGGATTGGCATACACACTAGAATATGTAGATTCTTACGAAGCCGAACCAGGTGTTACGAATTTTGCACAGGACGAGTTTGTGGTGCTAGTAGATCAGAAATCTCTGGCATATATGAACGGACTTGAAGTGGACTATGTTCGCCAAGGACTCAATGAGGGATTTGAATTTCGCAATCCCAATGAACGTGACCGTTGTGGTTGCGGAGAAAGTTTTAGAGTATAATGGCATTATGGAATCATCGAACTACTAATGAGCCGGATTCGGCCAGCTTGCACAATTACTGGGCAAATAATCAGTTGCCTATAGTTACTAGTAAAGTAAACTATTATGGTCACTGGTCTGGCACTGACTCAGAGGATAATTTTAAGAAAAACCCTAAATCTGGTTACACAGAAAAATCTGTATACTACCAGTACAATAGTTGGGGGTATCGTACTAAATCTTTTGACCTTCAAAAGAAACGACCAAGTATAATATGCCTTGGATGCAGTTTTACTGAAGGCATCGGAGTTAACTACTTGGATACATGGGTCAGTAAGATAGAAAACTATTTTCCAGAATATAATGTTTATAACATGGGCGTGAGTGGCGGGTCCGGCGACACCGTGGCACGTTTGCTTTACAACATCGGTGACATTTTAAATACAAAGATGGTTTTTATATTATGGCCTCACATGTTTCGTCATGAAATATATAATAACGATCATGCTATTAATAATGTAACTCCTTCATCGGGTGTGTTTAGTCCGGAGATGCTCACGGATATTAATTTTTATAATATAAGATCTAAGAACAAGGCCATAGTCAGCATGTGCCAACAGTTATATGGATATACAGTAATACAAGAAGATGTAGCAAATTTACAAAAAGATAAATGCCCTATTGTTGATCGAGGTAGGGACAATCATCCAGGACCAAAATGGCACAACGACATAGCAGAACACTTTATAAAGAAATACAATGATAACACAACGATATAATTACACACCAATTAACCGCACAACATTAGATGGTAAAAGACATTATTGTTTACCTGACGGTAGCAAAGTTCCTAGCGTTACTACAATACTTGACAAAACCAAGCCACAAGAAAAACGTGAAGCCTTGGCAAACTGGAAAAAACGTGTAGGCGAACAACAAGCCCAGGCTATTACCACCGAAGCCGCTAATCGCGGAACACGTATGCATGCCTACTTGGAAACCTATGTGCAGAGTGGCGACATGAAACCACTGCCTACTAATCCTTATGCTCATCCTAGTTGGTTTATGGCCGCGGAAATTATTCTCAAAGGACTACAACACGTTGATGAATTTTGGGGTGTTGAAGTTCCTGTTTATTATAGTGGGTTATATGCAGGTACCACAGACTGCTTAGGGGTATGGAAAGGCAAGCCTGCAATCATGGACTTTAAACAAACCAATAAGCCTAAAAAGCGTGAATGGATTGAAGATTACTTTTTACAATTAGCGGCTTACGCACAAGCACACAACAACATGCATGGCACAGACATCAACCAAGGCGTTATTTTGATGGCTTGCCAGCCCAAAATGCTGGAAGATAACACATATTCTACCCCAGAATACTTAGAATTTGTTATCGAAGGCGACGAGTTTGCACACTGGAAAGACGAGTGGAACAAACGAGTAGAGCTCTATTACCTAACCTGCTAAATACTAGATATAACATTATTTGAGGGTTAAGCCATGGCAGTAGTGCAAATAAGCCGAATTCAACATCGTAGAGGTTTACAACAAGATTTACCAAATTTATCATCAGCTGAGCTGGGTTGGAGTGTAGACGAGCGTCGTTTATACATCGGTAATGGTACAATCTCTGAAGGTGCTCCTGTAGAAGGACGCACAGAAATTTTAACAGAACACACAGACATTCTTGCGTTAGCCAACAGCTATACATTTAAAGGTTTAGCCGCAGGATTCCAAGTAGTTACGGGCGTAGATGCACTGCACCCCATTGTACGTACACTACAAGACAAATTAGATGACTATGTATCAGTTAAGGACTTTGGTGCAGTTGGTAATGGTGTTGCTGATGATACAGCCGCTATTCAACGTGCCCTAGAACGTACATACGGTTCTAGTCAAAGTCAAATTGCCAGTGGCAAACATAGAACAATTTATTTTCCTGCTGGCACATATAGAGTTACTGCTACTATTGACATTCCTCCCTATACTCGCATTCAAGGTGAAGGCAAGCGTAGTACAAGTTTAGAAGGCAGCTTTGATGGTCCAATCGCACAGTTTGCCGACAGTGCAGGACAAACAGGAGTTGACTACGGTGCGGCCATTGGTAGTGTACAACCAGAGATTGCCGAATATCACTTTGCTGACATTAGCTTTATTCAGAAGGTTCCAACATACGATCAAAGTTGTTTAGTAATTGATGGTTGCTTTACTGCTACGTTTAACCGTGTGATGTTCCGTGGCCTAACTGACAAAACAACAGCTGACTATGCTGGCTCTACTAGCGAATCCCATCCTAGTTACAACATTGACAGAGGTACAGGCATTGCCGGTGTGTGCGCCAACAACAATTCAGAGACCGAAGAGATTCGTAACCTAGTGTTTACACAATGCGACTTCATGGACATTAACTATGGTATTGAACTTAACAACAGCGTTAAAGGTATTAGTATAACCAGCTGTTTCTTTGATCACTGCTACCATCACATTGTAGCTGGTAACGAAACAGCAGACCCCGAAACATATATCCCTTACGGTATTAGTACATACGACAACTATTTCCGTTATTCAGCTAAGGAAAGTTTACGTTGCTATCCATATGTTAACAATGTAATGAGTCTTGGTAACCTTATCACTGCCGCTGGCCTAGATGACTATTCTAGCGAAGAACCTATTAACAATCCTGATGGTCTAGCTACCAGTGCCGCTATTAAGTTTGAGGACAACAACAACTTCAGTATTGCTGATAGTTTTGACCGCAACGATGCTGACTATGCATTGTATCCTAATATCGATACATCGGGTTATGACTGCTACTTAGTAGCACAAGATCTTGGTGTTGTAAGTGGACGTTTAACTATCGGACGCGGTCATGCAATTGAACTTGAAGAATCAGGAACAGCAGTTACCGCTGGTATTAAATACATTCCATCGGGTTACAGTAATCTTAAACTTAACTATGTAATAGTACACGATGGCGAAACACGAACTGGTACTATGAAAATTGTTAAGCAAGCCGGAATTTATTACTTTGATGAAGATTATACAGAAACCGGTGATGTTGGTGTAGAATTTAATGTTAACGGGATAACCGGGGATATTGAATACACATCATCTGTGGTGTCTGATGTAATTGCTCTTACAGCAAATATTGAATATTTAAATTAATACACATGTGGAAACTCAAAGCCGACGAGCGTCTGACTCGTTGGCGTGCCTTTCGAAAAACACTAGATAGTCTATCTTTACAGGACAGCATAAGCCAAACACAAGAATTTTGGCAAAGCTGTCCTTTTGACCCTTACTACTTAGATCCAGATAAACCCGAATTATGGCCAACGCCATGGCAATTAATTGAAGAAAATTGGTACTGCGATCTTGCAAAAGCCTTGGGAATGTTGTATACTATACGCTTCACTCAACATAAACCTGAAGTTGAACTTAGAGTATATTATGATCCCGATACTCGTTATACATACAATTTAGTATGGATCGAACAGGGGAAATATATTATTAATTTGATTGAAGGCGAGATTGTAAATAAAGAACACGTCAATAAAAAGTTAAAACTAAAACGCATTTATACAAATGCGGAACTAAAACTAGAAGAATACTAAGAGGAATCAATGAGTCAAATACTTGTTACAAAAAGAGACGGACGTCGAGAGCCGTTGGACATAGAGAAATTACATAAAGTTGTATTTTGGGCAACGCAAGGAATCACCGGAGTTAGTGCTAGTGAAGTTGAAATTAAAAGCCATATTCAATTTTATAATGGCATTAAAACTGCTGATATTCAAGAAACTCTTATTAAAAGTGCCGCAGATCTTATTAGCGAAGAAACACCCAATTATCAATATGTCGCAGGGCGTCTTGTTATCTATCATCTTCGAAAACAAGTATATGGCAACTACGAACCTTGGCACTTAGAGCAATTAGTTAAACGTAACGTTGACATCGGCTACTACGACAAAGATTTATTAACATCATACACATCAGACGAGTGGGATCAATTAAACACTTATCTACGTCACGACAGGGACGAACAATTCACCTATGTTGCAATGGAACAGTGGCGAGGCAAGTACCTTGTACAAAATCGTGTAACTGGTGAAATTTTTGAAACACCACAAGTTGCCTACATGTTGATTGCGGCAACACTATTCCAAAGTTACCCCAAAGAAACCCGTATTCAGTGGGTTAAAGATTACTACGACGCAGTAAGTAACTTTGATATTTCTCTTCCTACACCTGTTATGGCAGGTGTACGTACACCGCAAAAGCAATTCTCTTCTTGTGTATTGATTGAAACTGACGACAGTCTCGACAGTATTAACGCCACTACCAGCAGTATTGTTAAGTATGTAAGTCAAAAAGCCGGTATTGGTATTGGTGCTGGTCGCATTCGTGCTCTCGGAAGCCCAATTCGAAACGGCGATGCATATCACACAGGTGTTGTGCCATTCTATAAATTATTCCAAAGTGCTACACGCAGTTGTAGTCAAGGCGGAGTACGCAACGGTGCCGCAACATTGTATTATCCAATTTGGCATTACGAAGTAGAAGACCTATTGGTACTAAAGAACAACAAGGGCACTGAAGAAAATCGTGTGCGTCAGATGGACTACGGTGTGCAGTTCAATAAACTCATGTATGAGCGTTTGATCACTGGCGGTGATATCACATTGTTTAGTCCGCACGATGTTCCTGAGATGTATGAAGCTTTCTTTAATGACCAAGATAAGTTCAAAGAATTGTATGAACGTGCTGAACGTAACACCAAGCTACGCAAGAAGACCATTAAAGCAGTAGAGTTGTTTACTCGCTTTATGCAAGAACGTAAAGATACAGGTCGTATCTACTTGCAAAACGTAGACCATGCAAATACACACAGCCCATTTGACGAAAAGTTACATCCAGTTAAACAAAGTAACTTATGTTGCGAAATTGACTTGCCAACCAAGCCATTGAAAGATATCAATGACGAATTAGGTCGCATCGCATTATGTACGCTAAGTGCCGCAAACTGGGGCAACGTAAAGCAACCGCAAGACTTTGAGAAAATGGCTACCTTGGCAGTGCGTGGACTAGATGCATTGTTGTCGTATCAAGGCTATCCTGTGCTAGCGGCAGAACTTGCTACAAAAGAATTCCGTCCATTGGGTATTGGTATTATTAACTTTGCATACTTCTTAGCCAAGAATGATGTCAGCTACAGCGATCCACGTGCATTAGCACTAGTTGACGAATATGCAGAAGCATGGTCGTACTACTTGATCAAAGCATCAGCAGACTTGGCTGTTGAGCAAGGTCCATGCACCAAGTGGCAAGAACTAAAATATGCTCAAGGTCTATTACCGATTGACACATATAAGAAGGATGTTGACGAACTTGTGCCACATCAAGAGCGTATGCCTTGGGCAGAGTTGCGTGAACAAATTAAACAACATGGCATCCGTAATGCAACACTAATGGCACTAATGCCAGCAGAAACATCGGCGCAGATTTCTAATGCCACAAACGGCATTGAACCTCCTCGTAGTTATGTTAGCGTTAAACAAAGTAAACATGGCGTATTAAAACAAGTAGTACCTGAATATCGCAAATTAAAAAACAAATACGAACTGTTATGGGACCAAACGTCACCAGAAGGCTACATAAAACTTTGTGCAATATTGCAGAAATATATTGACCAAGGCATCAGTATCAATACTTCGTACAATCCACATTTCTACGAAGATGAAAAGATTCCTATGAGTGAGATGCTCAAGCACCTAATCATGTGCTATAAGTACGGAACAAAACAGTTATACTATTTTAATACAAATGATGGCCAAGGCGAAATCGACATAGACAAACTGTCTAAGCAAGCCGAAGCACCAGCAAACGACCCATTACCAGATGACGGACAGGACGCTTGCGAATCGTGCGTGATCTAAAACCTAGTTTGTTTATAGCCGCAGGCTGTTCTTGGGTTGCTGGTAAATCAATTGATCTTGATCCTACCAGCAACACTATCGCTTGGGACCATGTTGAAGACGTAGAATTTGTTAAACAACATAGTTTTGCGGGTATACTGCAAAAATCCCTGGGCTATGATAACCTTGAAATAGTTGCAGTCAGTGGCTCTAATAACACAGAACAAATATCTCGCGTAGTTAACTTCTTGCAACATTCCAGACAAACTTACTCAAGAGTATTTGTTCTTTGGGGCATTACTAGTCTACATCGTTGGCAGATGTACAGTTCGTCAACTAATTCAGTTGAGGATTGTGTACATACTAGTATTCCGTTTAAGACTAACAAAGAATTCCGAGAAGAAATAAAATATTATTTTAGTCATTTCTTTAACGAAGAGTACGAATTAGAAAAGTTAAACACACAGGCTATTATGTTTTCTGGTTACTTACAAAGCCAGAATGTAGATCATTTATTTGTAAATTCATTCCAGAATAACCCTGTGCAAGTCAATAGATTTTATCCTGTGGATTTATTATCACTATTGTATCAAGAACAAGGCATAAAGTCAGGCGAACCATTTCTAAATGTTATGTTGCCAAATCAACAGTTTCCTCGTGCTATCCGGCAGTTACAACAAGCTGGTTGGTTGGATACTGCTACAGCACACCCAACTGTAAAAGCACACGCATTAATAGCCAAGAAACTTGCGGAGTATTTAGATGAATAACTTATTAGTTTCTGGCTGTAGTTTTACAGGCCCTGGCTTTTACGATATACCAGATGGTACTTGGAGTTTACCTCTAAGCCACTTGGGCAATATCACCAATCTAGCAGTTCCTGGAGCAGGCAACGAATATATTGCAGACAGCATAATCAATTATGTACTGTCGGGAAAACCTGTTGACATGGTTTTAGTAATGTGGTCCGGACTGCAACGTCAAGATTTTTTAATAGATTCGTCTGTACAAGATGATCACAAAATGCCCATGCTAACAGTACGGAAAGATGTGAGATTTAGTCCAGCAGGTGGTATGCAGGACTTTCCTAGTGCGGCAACTGCTCGTGCTAAAAAAGAAATGTTTACTATAGGAAATGAACTAGTATTTGCTTACCGCGGGCTAATGCAGATAATTAAATTAGAACACTTCTTAAAAGCTCGTGGCATTCCTTATTTGTTTATGAGCTATATCAATTATTGGACTGATCAAGACTACATAGTTAATAGTAATTTTGGTGTTTATAAATATCATACACTCGCTGAATTGGCCAGAAACATTGACTTCAGCAACTGGGTATTTTATAATGATCGCAAAGATGGCTATTTTGAATTAGCTAAAGAATTAAACAGTTTTTGTCCGGATGGATTTCATCCTGCGTGGGAAGCCATGAAAGCCTGGGCAGAAATTGTACAAAAGCACATAGAAAGTAAATTGGAGAAAAAGTAAAATGTCAGTTTTTAATATCAATAATAAAAAAAATCACACCCAAGCATTGGCATTTTTAGATCCCGAAGGCGGAGTTAGTATTCAACGTTACGAAACATTGAAGTACAGACAATTTGATAAGCTAACAGATAAACAGTTGGGATTCTTTTGGCGTCCAGAAGAAGTGGACGTTATGCACGACGCCAAGGATTTTAAAGATCTAACAGAATACGAAAAACATATTTTTACGTCAAACTTAAAACGACAAATTCTATTAGATTCAGTACAAGGACGTAGCCCTAACTTAGCTTTCTTGCCGTTGGCTAGTATTCCTGAGTTAGAAACATGGATCGAAACTTGGGCATTCAACGAAACAATTCATAGTCGTAGCTATACACATATTATCCGTAATATCTACAGCGATCCAAGTCAAATTTTTGACGAGCTAACAGACATTGCAGAGATTGTTAACTGTGCATCAGATATTAGTCGCTACTACGATGATTGTATTGAAGCAGGTCGGTGGTATCAATTGTTGGGTGCCGGCAAGCACACAGTCAATGGTAAAGAAATCTCAGTAGATCTATACGATCTTAAGAAAAAGTTGTGGTTGGCAATAAATTCTGTTAATGCTCTTGAGGGCATAAGATTTTATGTATCGTTTGCTTGCTCATGGGCATTTGCTGAACTTAAGAAGATGGAAGGCAATGCTAAAATTATTAAATTGATTTGCCGTGACGAAAACCTACACCTAGCATTTACACAAACATTAATTAAGATTCTACCGGGCGATGATCCGGACTTTGCAAAAATCAAAGAAGAAACTCGTGCTGAATGTGAAGCTATGTTTAAACAAGCAATTGAGCAAGAAAAAGCCTGGGCTAAGTATCTATTCAAAGACGGATCAATGATCGGCTTGAACGAACAACTATTGGCTCAGTATGTTGATTGGATTGCTTGTAAGCGTATGACAGCCATTGGATTAGATTGCGGTGTTAAACCTGGATCGAATCCATTGCCTTGGACAGCCAAATGGATTGCAGGCAGTGAAGTACAAGTTGCACCACAAGAAACGGAAATTACTCAATATGTTATTGGCGGCACAAAACAAGACGTTGATAACAATACATTCAAAGGATTTAGTCTATGACATTAACAGTATATACAAAAAACAACTGCCCGTATTGCGACCGTGCTAAAGCACTATTGGAGTCAAAAGGTGTGGCATACAAATCAATCAACATTGAAGAAGATCAAGACGCAAGAACGTTTTTAGTAGATCAAGGATTGCGTAGTGTACCGCAAGTATTCAATGGAACAACACTTATTCAGGGTGGCTATCAAGGACTTGCTGGCAAACCTGAAGAATTCTGGACAACTCTAAAAGGATAATCATGTTAGTTACAAATCAAAAATATAACGTTAATACCGTTGTAGCACTCAAGTTAGTAAATGGCGACGAAGTAGTTGCTAAAATCATTGAAGAAACTGACTCAGCATACTTAATAGATACACCTATGCTAGTGGTGCCAAGCCAGCAAGGTTTGGGGCTGATTCAGAGCCTTTTCAGTGCAGATCAAGGGTCAAAAGTCACCTTAAGTAAGCAACACGTGATGATGACTGCCCCTGTTATTGATCAGATGCGTGATCACTACAGTAAAACAACCACAGGGTTAGAAACTGTACGCAAACCAGGAATTATTATTTAATGCCACAGGCCGCACGTAAAGACGATCCGTTAGCAGACTGCGACGGTATTATTGAAAGCGATTGCAGTGGCGATGTTTTCATTAACGGAAAACCTGCGGCCACTGTGGGTTCAATGAGCAGTGATCATAGCCCATACGGGCCACCACATCCTCCCCATGTGCCTAACCCAATTAAAGTTGGTAGCGGCACAGTTTTCATAAATGGACGAGCAGCCGCACGTAAAGACGACCCATTTGAGTGTGGGCACATAGTAGCAGACGGCAGTTCTGACGTCAACATCGGCGGATAATTAAAACCCAGCATTAAAAATAGCCTTAAATACAATATAAGGTAAATTTTTCTATGGCAATTACACCAAGCGTACTAATAGCGGCAAAAGGTTTCATGGACGGTCAAGGACTGGGCGTAAGCTCAAACATGACCAGTTATTTTAACAATTTTAACTCTAGTCCAGTAACTGGCTCGTTGAGCAGTTTAAGTACATTAATGCCTAGTGTAACCACAGGCTTGCCTGATTTTATGCGTAACTCGGGCACACAATTAACTGCTATACAAGCACAGGCCAGTAGCATTATACAGCCGGGAGTAGAAGGTCTTAAAAAGTTTACTAGCATCATGAATCAAAGTGCAGGCTTCGGCGCCGCAGCCGCTGAATGGGGAGCCGCATTAAAAGAATTTGGCGGTAAATCATTTAATGATCTAGGTGTGGGGCTGAATGGATTCGCTAGCATGGCCAGCAACGGCATGAGTAATGTATTTGGCGGGCTACCACCATTACCTAGCATGTCTAGTTTACCGGGTGCTGGGTCTATTACGTCATTGGCATTGGCCGCTAAAGACAACATCGGCGCACTGGGCAAACAGTTGGGCAGTTTTGGTACAATGTTTGATGCTAAGGATGTTGCCAACATGGGCAGTCCTGCTAGCTTAATTAAAAATTTACAAAACCAGGGGATTGCAGATTCAGTTGGTATCAACGATATGATTGCTGGCCACGGATATGATCCCAAGAATCTTGATAATATTCCTCCAGCACAACTAACACAAATTTTAAGTCAAGTACAAGGCAACGACATGCTCAAGGTGATAAGCCAAACTGGCATGATATTGCCTGCAAATAGACCGATTAGTAGTTTAGCCGATGTGCTGGATGCTAAGAAGATTGTAGAACCCAGTGTATTAGCGGCTATCCCAGGTGGTAATCTTGCTGGACTAGGCAATGCGTTTAGTAACCTAGGTGGTAACTTCACTGATTTCTCTAAAATTGGAGACATGCTAAAGAAAATAGAAGTGCCTAGTTTACCTAATCTCGAAGGATTAAAAAATCCTTTACCAGATGACATAGCCAGTGCATTTAAAGGCATGCTAGGATCAGGTGATAGTCCTCTAGGTTTACCTACTATGAGCGACATGTTAGGTAGTGTCAGCGGAAAAGCACATATGGATAGTTTCCGTGATATTAGTAAGAGCATGGAGAAAATTGCTGAAAGCGTAGTTGGCAAGGATATGATTAATAAAGCCAATGCTCTTAGTTCAGCAACACAATCTGCCAGTGCCGCTGGAACAGAAATTGGCCTAACTGGCGACGATTTACAAGCATATATAAATTCTCACCCAGATGTGGTTGCGGCCAAAGCAGATGTAACTACATCAGTAAACGCATTCACAACCCAAGTGGCAGGTAACGCAGATCTTAAAGCAGTAGTAGATAAAGCCAACGGTGCCTTGGCCGCAACAACTGCACAGTTGACTAAGGAACAAAGTAATTTATCATTGGCTGGCATTAGTCCAGAATCTGTTGAAGCACCTTCTGGTGTTGGTAGCTTGTTGGGAATGGCCAGCAAGTTACACTCATTCGGTGTTGATAAAATGAAACTGGGCTTTAGCGAAATGTTTGAAGGTATGTCTACAAATGACTTATACGGAGATGCTATTAAGTCTAGTCTAATGGAAGGGCGTAATATTGCACGTCAAACTAGTTTGAATATTCCGTTGCCAACCAAAGCTGACCCTGCTAAAACCTTGGCCGCAGAGTTACCTAAGATTGAGCCAGACGCAGTGGATTGGGACGCAGATAATCTTGAAGACACACAGTCGGCCTTGAGTAAAATTGATAACATGAGGAATGATGTTACCAATTGGTTAGACGCTAACCCGAACCCATCTGAAGAACAAATGGTTATAATTACCGAAAAGTTAGATGCGATTGAGGGCAAATCCACTACTATCAAAGTAGACGTGTCAAAGTTTGCATAAACGGTTTGGCTTCTTTATAACCCGTTTTTACTTGCAAAAATACTGAAAAAAATGCTATAATGTACCTAGTTATCTAGTTATAGTAGTCTTTATCTCAGATTTTACTGTGTTATATAACTAACAACCCGTTAAAAGGAGGAAAGCCAAAATGAAGACACTAACCCTGTCCCATAGTGACCAAGACCGCTTGGTGAGACTTTCAAGGAACCTATTTAAGTTTTTAGGTTTTATTTTAGTCATGACTGTACTAGTTACAGTTACAAACACAAAACTAACGACCCTACGCAATACCGGTGAAGAACTTCGCCAAGGATTTACCAGCGTAGCAGATCGCACCAAACAATTAGATTGTTTAGCAAAGAACATTTATTGGGAAGCCGCCAGCGAGCCATTCGAAGGAAAAGTTGCTGTAGCACAGGTAACCATGAACCGTTTAGAAAGCGGACGCTTTGCTAAAGACGTATGTGGTGTGGTATATCAAAAAAATGTAATCATGGAAAGAATCATTTGCCAGTTTAGTTGGGCATGTGAAAACACACATAAAGTACGTCCAGTACATCCGGCACTTTACAAAGAAAGCGAAGAAGTGGCCAAAAAAGTTTTATTGGAAAATTTCCGTTTGCCGTCAATGAAAGACGCTCTTTACTACCACGCTGACTATGTTAGCCCAGGTTGGAAAAAACCTAAGGTTGGCAAAATTGGCGCACACATTTTCTATAAGGACTAATCATGCAAAATTTTAATGTTGACACTATTCGTGCGGGCATTGCTAAATTCTTTGCAGACCACCTTGGCAAGATTTCTGCAGATACATTAGAATGGCTGGCAATCGTAGTTGTGCATTGTGCAACTATTCCGACATTGTTGGCCTTACTTACAGCACTAAGCGATCGTACACCTAGTTTAGATGTTGTGCTGTTTGCCTGGGCAGGATTGGTGCTGTTGTTTATCCGTGCCATCATCCTAAAAAACTCAATAAATATTGTTACTAACGGTGCAGGTTTTATTACTCAAGCTGTTATTATGGCAATGATATTATTTAGATAATGTTTTTTGAAATACACTCACGCATACTAGATATTGGCGACGCTATGAAGGGTCGTCGATATACTGCCAGCGAAGTTACTAAATTAATCCGTAGACAATTTCCAGCTACGGATTTTTTATTTCGCACACACAGAGATCCAGCAGTAAGTCCGGACATGATAGTTATAGCAGGACTATACGATTGTTTTAACGACAGTCAAGATTTGCCCAGCGTAGAAATAACCATGTGTTATCATCCTGACCAAAAATACTTTTTTACCGATCTAATAGATTGGGAAACTTTAGCATTTGATCTTGCTGAATGTATTTGTCACGAACTAGTACACAGACAGCAACATCGTAGTCGTCAAAAATTTAAAGCATACGAAAGTAAATTACCTGAAGGTGATCCGTTAATTAACGAACAGGAATACCTCGGTGACGGCGCCGAATTAGATGCATACGGTTTTAGTATTGCCGCTGAATCGATTGTACGTGGTTGCATACCTCAAGAGTGCGTAATGTACGGAGTATATCAAACTACATTTGACAATGACAAGACAGTTATTGTAAAATTAGAAAAAGAAATACAAAAATATCTTAACCTATTGGAGCTGAATAATGAGCAAAATGAACCAAAGCAGTGAGCAAGAATATAATGTCGATGATGTTTATGATCAAGAAATCACCGATGACGATTATGGATTTATATTCGGTCCCGACGGCGAATTAAAATCGGTATTTTTACCCGATAATGTACCATTTAAAACTCCTAAGAATATCGCTAAAATTCTAAAGATATTCGGTATTAATGATTTAGATAATATCGATAATAATCAAACACTTCATTAATAATTTCGTTGTATAAAAACAACACCTAAAAACCCGCAAAAATGGCGGGTTTTTTCATGGCCTTTTGGTTGACCCAAAATTCAATTAATTGTATAATCTATGTATGGAAATTAAAAAAGCAACCCGTAAAAGACGCCAAGATACCAAGCA